TCCGCTTTCGTTCGCCTGATCCCAAAGGAGGGACACACACATGATTCCCGGCATTCTCACTTCAACAGGAAACCTCGGCGGTTGCACTCCGCATCAGGTCATCATCCAGCCAATCGCTGGCGTGGCTCTCGCAGTTGGTGACATCGTCATGCTCGACCTTGTCGGCAACAACACGACCTACACGGATGTCGCCACCTACGACGATCTCGACAACAAGAAGAACCCCTTCAATGTTGCGGTCCTCGCTACCGCTGCACTCGGAGAGGGCGGCATCTACGGAGTTGTGACGGAGGCAGCCGTCGCAGGCGCTCGCGTCAAGGTTTGCATCGCTGGAATGGTCACCGCGAAGATCAACGGAACCACCTCCATCGGCGCAACGGTCCTGACTCCCGGCGCGGGCGTTCTCGTTCCGGCGGCTACCCTCGTCGGAACCGGAGTTGGTCTCGCGCTTGCTACCAATGCAAGCGGCGCGGCAAGCATCCGTGTTCTGTTCAACGGGTACTCGTTCGGCTCGCAGGGCGCGTGACCTGACAACTACTACCGGGACGCCGTGGGAAACCACGGCGTCCCGCTTCCATGCTTACCTACGGTGGCCTCAAGCAGCACATTCTCCTCGCGCTCGGCGGCCAGCCGTCGGTAGTGCTAGGTGTCACACAGAATCAGCGCATCGCCGAGATCGTCAATCAGGCTGGGAACTACCTGTTCTCCAAGCAATGGCGGTTCCGCGAGCGCACGGGCCGTCCTGTCTCGCTGGTAGCCAATCAGAACTGGGCAGCGATGCCCGGTGACGCCGAGGAGATCGTCTCCCTCGTGACCAAGGCTGGCCTTGGGTGGCGCGTCGAGTTGACCACCCCGGATCAGATCGAACTGTTCCGCAACAGCATGGCTCCTGCGCTGGTGGACAGCGTCTACTACGCGGCTCTCTCCCGGCCTTGGGCGGAAGCAGACAATGTGACGCCTCTAACGGCGGGTGCTGCGTTTCCCGCTGTTCGGCTTGAACTCTACCCCACTCCGCAAGCGACCACGACCGATTCCATCATCATCCGCTACCGCGCGGGATGGACGCCTGTCTCGGGCGAGTTGAACGCGGTTACTGCCGACATCTACAACATCCCCGTTCCACCGTATGTCGAGGCGCTTCTGATCGCCTACTGCCGTGCCTTCGCCGTTGCCTACGAAGACGAAGGGCTTGCCGCGCGGCTGATCGAGATCGACAACGGCCCAATTTGGAACGCGGCCGCCATCAAGGATGGCATCGCACAGAGGGACTATGGTCGCCTGAACACCAACCGTGCAGGCGGGTTCGTCTCTGATCCATTCAGGTATCGCAGCGGATTTTTGGGGAATCCATCATGACAGAAGACAGCAAGAAGAACTCTCAACTTGTGGCATCATGGGCGCAGTTCGTCGCGATCTGCATAGGCATCGGAACGGTGCTGATGTACATGGGCCGCAAGGATCAGCAGTTAGCCACGACAACCGAGCAGGTTCGTGAACTCAGCAGCATCGTCTCCGATCTAGCCAAGGCGCAGGTCGGCTTCAACCTCACGGATCAGCAGACCGCAGAGCGTCTGCGCGACCTAGCCGCACGGCTGGATCGTCTTGAAAGGAGCAAGTTGTGACCGAGTTCATCCCGTCTTGGCGTACCACGGTTGCAGGTATCGGTGCCATTCTCGTCGCCATCGGTGGCGCGCTGGCCGCGACCTTCGACAACGACCCGGCGACCATCGCCGACTGGACCGCAGTCGTTGCCGCGTGCATCGCGGGCTTCGGCCTGATCTTCGCCCGCGACAACAAGGTCAGCAGCGAGAAGGCTGGCGCGAAGTGACCAACGGGTACGACGATTGGTTTGAGGAGAACGCCCCGTGTTCGACAGAGTCCTCGCGCAGATCGTCCTCGGACTCCTGTCGTACCTTGAGCGTCGTATGGAGCGTGGCTCCTTGGCGGTCGATGCTGATGTGGATCGTGATCGTCTTCGTCGTGGCGGCGCTCGCATTCGCGCTTGGCTGCGGAAACAGAGCGGTGTTCATCCCGGATCAAAGCCCGGTGCGACTGGGTCCGGGGATCAAGGGACGGGTGTGGATGCTGGTTGACGGTCAATGGACCCTGTCGGCCAACAGCATCGAGTTGCCGGAGGGCATGTACATCGTGCCTCCGAGGTTCGTCGAGGAAGGTGAACAATGACCGCGAAGATCCAAGTCCGACGCGACACGACCACGAACTGGAATGCTGGCACCCCTCCGACCCTCGTTGTCGGCGAGATCGGTCTCGACACCACGCTGAAGCAGATCAAAATCGGCGACGGGTCGAGCAACTGGACTGCGCTTCCGTGGCTCGGAGGAACGCTCCCGTACTTCTCATCCCCGAACGCGAACATCGATGACCCTTCCCTTCGTGTTCCCGGCGTGTACCGATGGGCTGGAATCGCGTCGATCACATCGGGAACCGTTCCCGCCGCTCCGATCGACATCAAGGTCGCAGACGGCGGCATTAACATGCTCGTCCTCGCGTTCGGTTCCGTGGTGCTTCAACACCTGTGGACGGACGGAGACGGAACCTCTCCAGCACAGCCTCAGAAGTCGTTCACGCGCATCTACGACTCGACATACCGCGCTTGGACTCCTCAGAACATTTGGGGAGTCGGCCCGAGCGAAGGCGTCGATGTCGTTGCCAAGAGCATCACGCTCAAGGACACGGGTACTGGCCTGACCGTCGATGGAAACTCGACGCTGACGGGCAATGTCACGATCAACGGCACGACCACGCTGGGAAATGCCACCACAGATGTTGTCACGGTGCAGGCTGGAACGGCTACGGATCCGATCATCACCACGGCTGGCGATACCAACACGGGAATCTACTTTCCAGCGGCAGATTCCGTGGCTATGGCGACCAACGGAATCGCTAGGTTGACCGTGGCCAATGCCGGAGTAACTATCGCAAACAATCTGACGGTTTCCGGTGCTTTGGCTGCGCTGTTGAACTGCGGTTCAAATCGACTGACTTCCGTCGCAAATGCCACTTCCCTCACCGATGGGTTGAATCTGCAATCGCTGCTGGATCGCATTGCCATCATTGCTCCGGCAAGTTCAACAGGTACTACTTACACAGCATCAAACGGGGCAGGTTGGGTATTGACCAGCCTGACTCCAGTCACATGGACTGCCGTTGCTGGTGGGAATTATGACGGGATCATCATTTCTCTTGATGGAAACGCATCATTCGCGCCAGCATTCTGCAAGGTGTTCAACAACCAAACTTCCCCCATTGTGGCAACAGGCGCAGCAACATACGGAATGTTGATTGCGATCAAGAGATCGTGACGCACATACCAGTCCAACTTCCGTTCAAGGGCTTCACGGAGCAGGCGCAGTTCAGCGCGGTTCCGCAGGGCATGACGCCGTCGTGCCTGAACATGATGCCGTCGGATGTTTGGAACGGTCGCACGCGGATCAGCACGCGAAACGGCACGCAGTTGTACAACCTCGGCGGCGTGCAGTTCATGGGGACATTCCGCGCCTACATCAGCGGATCCCTCGTCGAAAAGATCATCTTCGTGCGCGCTGGGAAAATCTACTACGCCGATCCACGGTCGAATCTGACTGCAACGGAGACGGTGTTTCCCGGACAAACGACGGAGAAACTCAACACGACTGGACTCGTCGAGGGCGTGCAGTTCAATGAGTACTTCTACTTCGTCGATGGCACGAACTACACGAAGGTGTTGCTCACGGATACCTCGACTGGCGTGACCATGTGGGGAGCCACGACGGGAACACACAAGGGTCCGTACCACACGGATCCTTCGTCCAGCCCTGCTGGAAACCGGGCAACGCTCATCTGTAGGTGGGGCGCTCGTGTCGTTCTATCAGGCTACAAGCAGACCCCGAATGTGTGGTTTGCCTGCGCACCTGACAAGGTGGCCGCTACTGGAGGATCCGATGACGGTTGGAGTGGATCTGATTTCATCGGAGCGATGAGCGGTATCGGAGGCACGGTCAGCACGGCATATGGAACGCTCGGTGATCCGATCGTCGCGATCTTCCCGTTCGCGCAGAGCGGACTGATGTTCGCCTGCACCAACTCGTTCTCGTTCCTCACCACGGATCCGATCTTCGAAGAACAGGTCGCGTTGGTCAGCCTAACCAAGTCGATTGGCATCGCAGGTCAGCGCGCGTACTGCCAGTCGCAGGAGAAGGGCGCGTTCATCCTCGCGAACGACGGCCTGTACTTCATCAACGCGAACGACTTCAACTTCAATCGCGGAAACCGCGTGAGCGCGGGACGCCTTGATTCGTTCTTCCTCCGACTGGATTTCGGAACTCCGGCCATCGGTGGAACCAGTTCGCTTTCAGGTGGAACGCTTAGGTCGATCACGACCGATGGCGGAAGCGCGACTGGAGCGACTTCGAAGACGCAGACAACCGAAGGTGGGCTGTCCGAGGAATCCACCGCAGAGAAGGTTGACCTAGGCATCGCAGCGTCATCGCTTACGGGAAGCGTCAGAACCGGAGATGTGTTTCCGTGTCTCTGCTACGACCCCGACCGTGAAGGCGTGTGGATCTTCCTGTCGGTCAGCGGAGTCGAGCAGGCGAGCCTGCACCTGTACTACGACCTCAAGACGGACTCGTTTTGGCCGCAGCGGTTTGCCGATCCCAACATCCACGCTCCGACAACGGCTGCGTATGTCGGTACTTCGCGAACCAAGTCGGGCCGCTTGTTCCTCGGAGGATCGCAGTCGATCTCGATCATCGACCGCGCATTCCCCATCGGCGTGGACGGTTGGTCTTTGAGCATGACCGATGAGGAGCAGCGCAGCCAGTTCGTGCGCAGCAGCCTCACGGTCGGACCCGTCATCGGGCAGTTGCCCTACCGGGTGATGCTCAATGAGATTCGCGTCGATCTCGCCGATGACCAGTATGAGGTTCCGAACGACTTCAACGACCTGAGCCAGTTTCCGATCATCAGCGTGACCAAGGGCGATACGGCTCAGACTGCGCTGGGCTTGCAGACGGACAGCCTGTTCGTGATCAACCTCAATCCGCTTGTCATCGACGGCGGCGATGCCTCCGGCGCTGGTCCTACTCCGCTGTACGACGGAGGAGATCCCGGAGCAACCGTCGGTACGCCGCCGAACTTCATCGATGGTCGTTTCGCTGTCCGCCCGTTCGGGCAGTACACGCAGGACGATCCGTTCGCTTCGGGAACCACCCGCGTCTACAACGGCCCAGCGAACTGGGTGATCAAGTGGGACGGAACGCAATGGATCATCGAGGATTCCGTGACGCTCGCGAACGAGTACGAGCAGATCACGGATGATCCGGGCAGTCCTGATGGTGCTATGGTCACCATGACGCAGAATCCCGTTTCGCCCGACACAAGGGACAATGCCGATGTATCCGGCGCGTCCTTCCCGGAGGCCGAGGTGCAGGAGGTCGGCACGCTCGTGCCGGGGCGCAACACAGCGAAGAAGTGCCGCATCCGTGGCGAGGCGATGTACATCACGATCGCTTCCGACGGAAAGCCTTGGTCCATCGAACGAATGTCCGTGATCGTGTCTCAAGTCGGCAAGAGCCGAGGTGATCCGTAATGCCGTTCATTGCAGCAGCAATCATTGGTGGTGGTCTCATGGCTGGCGGAGCGGCTATGGGCGCGATCGGCCAGCGACAGCGCCGCAGGGCATTGCTTGGTATGCAGGCAATGGCGATCGGAGATTTCCGCGAACTTGGAGACGAGTATCGCGACCTGTTCGGCCCGATCATGCAGCAGTACTCTCGTGAGCGCGAGCAGAACATGTCGCTGTATCGCACCGAGATGCAGCGTGACGAGCAGTCGTTCACCCGTTACTTCGATCAGGCTCGCACCGAATACGGTCAGGGCATGGATCGCGCTCTTGGTGAAATGCGCATCGGTCGCGAATCGACGATCGAGGCCACCCGTCAGGAGACCCGGAGGCAGGAGGCAGCGCAGACGGCGAGCAATGCCTTCACGGGTCTTGGGCAGACCTCCTTCGGGCAGCAGCGCGTTCAGAACATTGGGTCGCAGGGCGCTCTTCGCGAAGGCATGATCCGAGAACAGTACGCTGGTCAGTTGTCTGCGCTTGAGGCGCAGCGCGCTCAGGGCATGTCCACGCTGTCCGCGCAGATGGGTCAGGGTCTTTCGGGTATGCAGCAAGGCATGGCGGCGAACCTGTCGAACATGTATCAGACCTACAGCGGCAACATCGCGAACATGCAGACGCAGGGTCTTGGACAACAGTTCAACCTGTACCAGCAGGGTCTCAATGTCGGGTACCAGTTCGGAGGTCAGGCTGCGAATCTCGCTGGTGCCGGAGTGAGTGCGTTTGGATCCGCTCTTGGGTCGTTTGGTGGTGCGCTGTTTGGCGCTGGACTCGGCGGCATGGCAGCACCAGCGGGTTCATCGGGTTCATCAATTCCGAATCCTGCATCACAAATGGCTCCTCCCGGTTCATTTACGGGCAACCTGCAACAGGCAACCAATTTCGGCGGTTACTGGGGCAACTACGGTCGGTGAAATATGCCAACGATCAACGATAACTTCTTCACACGCGAGCGTCTTCAGGCCATTGGCATGGGCATCGGCCGGGGCTTCCAAACCTACGACCCGAACAACCCATTTGCTGGCGCGGGTGCGGCGATGGAAGCGACCATTGGAACCGAGATGGCTGCTGAAGCGCAGCGCCGTCAGCGTTCGGAACGGATGGAGGATCTTGCTGCCATCGAGCGCAAGCAGATCAGCGCAGAGCAGCGTTCCGAGCAGGCGCAGATCCTATCTGAGCAGCGGCAGGAAAATGCGCTTGACCGACAGATGAATCGCACCCTTGAGTTGCAGCAGAAGCAGCGCGAGGCTGAGCGTGATTGGCGGAAAAGCATGGATGTGGTCGGCATTGATCTCGGCCTCAACACGCGCGACCGAAACAAGAAGGCTGCCACGAACAGGGCATTCTCCGAGTGGTTTGCTGGAGCGATGGGTGGTGGCGCTCCGCGATTCTCAGGAAAGGCACCGATTGATCCGTATGAGGAGACGGCTCCTGAGTTCGAATCCCGTGGCATCCGTCGTGGATCGGGATACTCGACGCCACAGGACAAGCCGCAATCTCGTGCGCGCGGCATGATGCGCACTCAGGATGGGCGCATGGTCAAGGCCATCGAGGACAAGGATCAGGACACTCCGCTCTTCGGGGAAAGTGGACGCGACTATGCCTATTGATCCCAACGGCGTCATGGAACCAACCGCACCCGAGATGGTGGAGGGTGGTTCGTACCTTCCGCAGCAGGAGGCGCAGGTTCCTCAGACCAACCTTCCCGCTCAGGGCATTGCAAACGAGCGCGACATGCGCGGACGGGCCAGCGATGTCAATGACTTCAATCTGACGATGCGCGGCATTGCTGATGGCGATCCAGTCGGCATGGAGACCTTCGACCTCGGGTTCTTCGAAGACGGAACGCCTGCGATCACGATCAACGGCGCGAATGTCCCGATCAGGCACGAGCAATGGATGACCTTGCTCACCCAGCGCAACAAGACCCGCGCCGATGTCAGGATGCGCATGGAGTTCGAACACGACAAGCGCAAGGCCAAGGACGGGATCTCCCGCATCCTTGCGTCTGCTCCGAGCGTTCCTCCGCAACTCGGTCAGTTGCTGATGACGATCGCCGATCTCGATCCGGGCGCGGCATTGCAGGAGACCAAGCAACTGCTCGTCAGCATGTCGAAGGACAACGGCCGTGAGCAGATCGGTCGGCTTTCCATGCTCGTGCAGGACAACGCCGTCGGAGCCGAGATGTCGCGACTCAACCGCGAGTTCGAAATGGAGATCGGCAAGAATGAGTATGGCGAGCCGATCATGGGCAAGTCATCTCCTGCTCGGCAGCGTGCCGCAGAGTTGGCAAAGGACAAGGATCCTCGCAAGCGGAAGACGGCATATGGAATCAGCAACCTTGATGGGATGTTCCCTCCGAAGGGCATGAAGTCGGATCCGTCGGTCAACGGAAAGCCAATCGGCTTGTTCGACATCATGCTGGGAATGGATGGCGGCGACACGAGTGATCTGTCGCGCTTCGACATGCTTCGCCATCTCGCCGCGTACAGCGATCTGTGGCCTACCAAGGTGGATTGGATGGACACTCCCGTCTACTCCGACTTCGTCCCCGGCCGTCCCGTGAATCCGAACGAGGTCGCAAAGTTCCGCAACTACCTGCTTGAACTCGATCAATGGGCCAGCACCGCGCTCAAGTGGGATAGGTCTGATCCACGCGCCATCGACATGATGCTCAATCAGGCTGTACTTGCGAACAAGTTGGTGTACAACCCGAGCATGCTTGAGCAGGGCGCGCAGGGATCGAAGGGTTCCAGCGGAAATCAGTCTGCCACGAACGACGAAGACATCGACTTTGGATCGTAACCCATGACGCAGATGAACACGCAGACGCAGACGCAGATCGATCGCATTCGCGCGCGCGAGGCCGCCAAGGCCCGTGAACGCATTGCTGCGCAAGGCATCAAGATGTCATCTCCCGAAGCGACGGAGATGATGCAGTCTGCGTTGGACCGCGCCGAAGACGGAGCGTGGAACGCTGCGTACAACAAGGCGATGCAGAACCTCTCCGAGATGGGCGTCTCGGGCATCTCCGTGCTTGACAACGAAGAGGACATAAAGGCGCTCGGCTCGCGCTACATGACTGCTGACGAGGACATCGAGACCTACGCCCGTCTTGCTGCCGATCAGTTCACCAAGGGCATGACTCCGACCACTTGGGGTGACTACAAAAAGAACAAGCGCGGCGTAGTTCCTGCTTCATTTCAAGAGATGCTGGGCAACGCGCTCGTGTCGTTCGAAGGCTCCGTTGGCATGGCGACGGCTGGCGCTTGGTCGGCATGGGACATGTACGGCTACGGCGGCAAGATGTGGCAGGAAGGGCCGATCACGACCGAACAGCAGATGCAGCACTTTGCTGGCATGATGGAGGCGCAGCAGACTGGATCCGAGTTTGCTCGTTTTTATGCAACGCCCGTAGGGCTTGAAAATGCCGCAGAAGAACTCGCTGGTCCTCCGGGCGAGCCTGTGCTTCCAAGCGAGCGGTTCGGAACTCCGGGCGGCGCAGTCGGCGAGTTCGTTGTCAGCGAAGCGGGCAACATCGGTTCGGCGCTTGGTTCGATGCCGATGTCGGGTCCGTCGATGCTTGCTCCCAACCTCTCGTTGCGCGCCGTGGCAATGGCACCCTTTGCGTTTTCAGGATACGGCGACGCGAAGATGGCTCGCTACGACATTTGGCGCGAGCAGACGCAGATGGCTGAGTACCTCGGCATTGCGCCTCCCCCCATGCCATCTACTGGAGAGTTCGAAACATGGGGCGGTCTCGGTGCGGCATTTGAAGTTGGCTCCGAGTTCATCGGAGATAGCGCGCAGGTTACTGCGATCAAAATCGCTGGTGGTGGCAAACTCGGCAGATGGGGCGGAAAACGCTTCGTAGAGTTCGTCAACACCTTGCAGGACAGTTTTGCAAGAACTCGTGGCCCGCTCGGAACTGCGAAGCGAGTTGGACTTGCAGTCGGTGGATCAGGCTTGACCGAGGGCGCAGAAGAGTTCGTTCCTCACATCGGAGAGCAGGCGCAGGATGTTGCATCTGAACTCTTCACCCCCGACGATTCGTACTGGGAAGGCTCCATCGATCGCGCGCTCTTCAGCGAAGACAGCCTGCACTCCGCCAAGGTTGGTGCGTACTCGGGGATGATCATGGGCGGTGGCGCGTATGTCGCCAGCCCGACCGCATTCAAGCGACGCCGGGAGGCACGCGAGGTTGCGGCAGAGGCCCGCAAGGGAACCTCGTTCGTCACCGAAAGCATCATCGAGGGTCAGAAGACCGACGCAGCAGAACAGGTTGCGCCGTCTCCGAAGGACAAGGCGACGCAGAAGCAGCGTGCGCTTGAGAACTTCCGACGCAGCGTGGTTCCGACGCGCAGCAGCGCGATGGCTATGCACCATGTCGAGCAGTTGAGCGCGGGCAATCGAGGCGTGATGGTCATCGACCCCGCCGACATCGATACGACGCTGACGCCCGAAGTTCGTAAGCGGATGCGCGCTCTCGGAATCTCGGAGAAGCCGATCGGAACCATCGATGGAAAGAAGGTGTTCGCTGCCAATGGCGACATCGCTCAGGTCATGGATATGATCAAAGCAGGAGATTTCGAATCTCTTGGCGGAAACCCGTTGCGAAACGACGGGCAGGTGATGATGGGAGCGGTTGTCCTGAAGGACGCTGGCGGCCGTGTTGTCGAGATCATGCCGTATTCCGATCCGACGCAGATGCACGCAGCAGCCCCAGCGATCGCTGCATACGCGGCTCAGAACGGTCTGACTGTGTCGGCTGTCAATCACGAGACCTCCGAGACCTATTCCGACATCAACGACTCCGTGCGTCGCGTTCAGGATGCCGACGCCGTGCAACTCGGTCTCCCGCAGCGCGAGCGTCAGGCTCCGTCCAACAGGGACACGACCCGAGGCGTGCGCGCTCTTCGGATGGACATCGAGCGAGACGCCAAGGGAAGCAAGTCGAAGCGCAGAGCAAAGGCGACCGATGCATTCGTATCGCCGTACCTCACCGCCGAGGAAATCGGCGACGCTACGAACGGCGATGTGACCGTCACGGTCACGATGTCGCGCGTCGCTGATCAAGACCTCTCCGATGGAGAGCGGAATCTTTCTCGCATCACGGATTCGAACGCAACCGTCCTCGATGGCAAGATCGTGTTCTCGATCAAGCAGAAGGACGGCTCGGTCAAGACGGTCGAGAAGCCCGTGCGTATGGATGGCGTCTATCTCCCACAGGTTTCCCCGGACGGGATCTTCCTGATGCGCGAGAACGGAACGGCCATGACATCGCGCAGCGCGTTCGCCATCGCGCTACACGAGATGCGGCACCGCACGCTGTCTCGTTCGAAGAACGGCGCGCTGTACTTCGCGAAACTGCTCCAGTTGGATCCTGCCTACGCCATGCGTGGCGGCGCGCAGTACATGCGTCGCATGTTCGAAAACAAGTTCGCTGGGCAGAGCGACGCGAAGATCATCGCCTACTACCGTGGTCTATTTGAGGCCGCGCAGGCCGTCAGGCAGGGCGTTGCGACGCCGGAGCAGCAGAAAACGGTTGCTGAATCGCGCCTTGATGCGAAGGGACAGCCCATTGGCACCGTGGGATCAGCCCTTTCCGAGGTCCGCACATTCTCGGAAGAAAGCGTCACCACCACCGCCAATCGCGCCTTCGGTCAGACGATGACCAAGGCCGCCGAGTGGGAGGGGATCTACCGAGACGCGCAGGAGAAGTCGTTCCGTCGGTTCTCGGCGTGGATGGCGAACGCGCTCGTCAAGAACGGATTCGTCGGCCCCGAGGCGCAGCAGGCGCTCTACGAGTTGCGCCAGCGTCTCGACAATGTCCGCGAAGAGGAGACCAAGATCCATCGCAAGTTCAGCGACACCGTCTCCGAGGCGATGCGCAGGGACTTGGAGACCGCAAAGCGCCGTGATGAGGCGCGTCAGGCTCTCCGTGGTGGCCAGCCCGCAGGCGCTGCGCCTGCTTCCACGCCGTCCGCAGCACCATCGGCGGCTGTTTCTCCTTCTCTGCGCGAACCGAAGTCTCCGATGGGCATCAACACCATCGGCGGCGACGATGACAAGCGTCAGCAGATCGAACAGGCGATCTCCGCAGTTCAGGAGGCGCAGAACGCGCCCCCCGAGCAGCGCGACAGCATGTTGGCGAACGCCATCGGGCTGCTGACGCAGATCGCTCCGCTCCTCTCGCAGACTTCCGCGCAGTTGGCTCCCAGTAGCGGAGCCACGCGCCCGCAGATGCAGTCGCCGACTACGCGGCGCATTCCCGAGTCCATGCGCGATGCTGCCCCTGCCCCTGCCGCGCCGGAACCGCAGTTGGCTGGCGGCGTCGAGCGGGTTGCGCCTGACCTTGAGGCTTCTGCCCGTCGGCAGCGCAACGCGCAGAACGCGATGGCGATCATGCGCGGCGAGACGCCGTCCGAGCCTGTCGATCTCGGTACGGTCTCCCGCATCGAGCGCGCACGCACCTTCATGCAGGATCCCGAGGAGGAGATCCGCATGTCCGTCCGCGAGCGCCCCGGACGCCGCGAGGCGAACGACGATGTCCGCAGCATCCGCAATGCGTTCATGGAAGATCGCGGCATCGAGCCTGAGCAGCGCATCGAGGACACCTACGCCGAAGTGGATCCCGATTTCGCCAAGCGGCTTGCCGACTGGTACCAGTCAACCGAGGTCGATTACAACGACCCGAAGATGCTCGCCGCGTACCGCCAGTTCGGCCGCGAGACGCTCGACCAGTACAACTACCTTCGCGAGAAGGGGTACGAGATGATCCCGTGGGCTGGCGAAGGTCAGCCATACGCCGACAGCGCGGACATGATCGAGGATCTCCGCACGAACAAGCGGCTGTTCTACTACAAGACGATCAACCCGCAGGAGCAGAACTCGTTCGGGTCGAACCCGCAGGCGTTCCAAGAGGCGCTGCGCAAGAACCCGCTGCTGGAAGACGCTGGTGTCGAGGTTCTCGACAGCGAGGGCAACCCGTACCGTCAGACCTACAACGACCTGTTCCGTGGCGTGCATGACATCCTCGGCCACGGTGCCGAGGGCTTCCAGTTCGGCCCGCGCGGCGAGGAGAACGCCTACCGCTCGCACGCGGTGATGTTCTCTCCGCTTGCCCGTCAGGCTATGGCGACCGAGACCCGTTCGCAGAACTCGTGGGTGAACTACGGGCCGAATCGCCGCAACCCCGACGGTTCGGTGTGGGGTCAGGAAGATCCCCGATACGGCCCGTGGCTTGATCGGCTGAAGAATGGCGAAGGCTACGCCGATCAGAAGCCGATGCTCACGCCGCCCGAGTTCCTCGGCCTGTACTCGCAGCGGGAACAGCCGCAAGTGGATGCGATTTCCTCGATTGATCTCGATGCGTATTCCGAATCGCTCAAGAGCATCCCGCGTGGAATCCTGAAGCGGCACATGGATTCGGTTCGCAAGAACATCGATGAACTGAAGTCGGATGAGTATCCAGTTGGAGCGTTCGTCGTAGCGGCGAAGCCAGTACAGACGAATCTCGACACCACGGAAACGCTTGGATACCGACCATACATGACAGGTGCTGCCATCGAAACGATGGACACCTACGGCCCTGAATATCGCATCGAGAATCCGAAGGTTGGAGACATCATTGGTGGCGAGTATCAGATACTTGCGATCAAGAACGAATCTCCAGCGCGATACTCCCGGCGCGAGGAGAAGCCTGACGCAAAGAAGGCTATCCGTGGCGCCGCAGCGCGCCAGCGCCGCAAGGAATCCGACATCAAGCGCGAGTCGGTCACGCGGAAGAAGGCGAAACTCGACAAGCCAGCGATTTCGATCAGCGCGGAAGTGACTGCCGAGCCGTTCATCAATCCGAACATCATCATCCCGAGCGCGGCGAATGACCCGCAGTTCTCCAAGGCCGTCGCATACGCGCGCATCAACGATCAGGTTGGTGAACTGCTCAAGAACGCGACCTACCGCAAGACGCTGAACGACCTGATCTCCGTCGTTACCGACGGCCGGGTCAAGTCGATCGGACCAGCGCGGACCATCCTTGGCAGTTACGGCGGCCGGGTCGAGCAGTCGATGCGCATCAGCATCCCCGGTGCCACGCACGAGGACCATGTAGCCATCTCCAACCTGCTCGGCTCTCTGCTGATGCAGGAGGCCGCGATCACCATCGGCGAACCGGATCCCTCGACTCCGAAGGCGGAGCAGGCGATGGCGTTCGTCATGTACGCAAGCGATGACATCTCGGACGCGAATCTGCGGACCTTGCTTGCCAGCGCAGACAAGCAACTTGTCGGCGCATCGACCACCGAGACTGGCAAGGGCGTTTGGGCGGTGTACACTCCGTATCCCGGCAACCCGCTCACCGAAGAGCAGTTTGAAAACAACGCCATCGCATTCGCGAAGGCCAACAATCTCACGATCGAGGCTGCGCCTGTTCGCAGCACCTACACGCTGACTGGAGGATCCGATGTCTTGGGAAGAAAGCGTAAGCCGACTGCGGTCCAAGGGGGTCGCAATCGTCGAAACAGAGAACTTGATCCGCGCTGGAGTGCTTGGGTCAACGCTGCTGCCCCGATCGTCGAAGCCCTCCGAGACGAAGGGTTCGACATCAACATCCCCGGCTGGGTCGGCAAGATCGCGGGAGCAGAAGCCAAAGATGTCGAGAACGCCCTCATCGACACCCTTGCCGAGCGAAACGCAGGAGGACGGCATGGACTCGACTGGCGATTCATCCGGCGCGCAGGCGTAAGCGGTCAGGGTCTGACCGACGGATACGCGATCCCCGCCAAGACAACGCCGAGCAACGCCGAGGCATCGTTCGCCGAGGTTGACGCGCTTCTTGAGCGCCACCCGAACGCGCTCAAGAGTGCTGCGGACTTCGAACGGTTCATGGTTGACCTGTTCAAGAGCCGGGACATCCCGATCATCCCCGCCGACCTGCTCGCGAGCGTGGCGAACGACTTTGAACGGATGCGGAAGGAGATGAACCTCCGGTCGAACGGAGGCCGTCTCACGGACAAGATGGTGGACGAAGCGATCCACGGCCTTGAGATGGCGCAGCGGTTCCGTGCGCTGTACGCGGCCGGAAAGGTAACTCCTGAACACACCGTGATGCTCGCGATGTGGGGCTTCCTGTCTCGTGGCGTGTCTCCGTACATTCAGGAGAGCCTGTTCCTCGACATCGTGAACTACCGCTCTTCCGACGGCAAGACGCTGAAGCACTTCGTGGACATAGCGATTGCCGGGGCGTGGACGAAGCCGAAGAAGGACAAGGAAGGCAAGATCATCCTGCCCGACAACTCCACCGACACGGAGTGGCGTGCATGGGTGCAGGAGATGTTCGCAGACGCCAAGTATGAGTTGATGGAAGATCCCGAGTTGGGCGTCGAGGGAACGCTGGAAACCAAGAATGCATCCGTAGGTTCCGGCGCGTCACACAACGCGAACGCATTCGGAGTTTCCTTCCTCGGCAACATCGGTAAGCCCGTGAACATCCGTGGGAAGACCCAGTCGGGACTCCTGCACTTCCACGAGGCGCTCGCCAACCCGAACGCGACGGGCAAGGATGTCCGGCGCGTGTTCGCGAGCCTCGGCGGAAGCCTTGGCATCGACAACAAGGTCGTTGGCTTCTCGTCGCTTGTCGCCGGAAAGACGGATATCTCCGTCTACGACCGCGTGCGTGTTCGCGACCACTTCGATCGCGATGGCAACTTCCCCAACATCTACGATGGATACACGGTCGGATACGCCGTGTACGACCACGGCGAGAAGGTAGCGGAGTACCGAACTACATCCGATCTTCGCAACATGACCGAAGAGCAGCGCAGAGAAATGCTCGCTCCGTCCCTTGAGAGCGCAAAAAAGGACGCCGAGGAGTGGACGAAGCGCGGACCCCGAATGGTCAAGAAGGGGAAGATGACGAAGGCTTCGGTGGTTCCTGTGAAGATCGCTGGCCTAGCGAACCTGTTCAACGGCGCACGCGGCATCGCCATCTACGAGGTTGTTGAGCGCGGCATCGATCCGAACGCGGTCTTCTCCGCCATCCTGAAGGCGCGTCCCGACCTGATCCCATACGCGAACCACGGTGCGGAACATTGGCTGAACTGGGTCGGCGCTTCCGCTCAGGAGGCAAGTCACAAGACGCTCGACGGACTCATTGCGATGATCTCTAGCGGAGAAACGCAGATCGTCGGAGTGTCGGCGAAGGAAGGCCGCTACGACACCTTCCACTACGGTGGAGAGTACGGATACAAGGATGTCGGTGGAAAGCCGACCGCGATGTACCGCTACGAGTTCAATGGTCAGAACTGGGAGTTCGAACCGTCGCAGTACCATGCGTTCATCAAGTCGCTTTCGTCTTTCGACTGGGCTGGGCTGAACTACCAGCCATCCAAGGGGACGAAGAAGCCGAAGTTCCTTGTCTCCGTCGATTCGTCTACCGGTAAGGAGCGCACTACTCCGTGGCACGCAGACCCTATGCTCGGAAGCAAGGGATCAGCGAAGATCATCGAGTTGGCGAACGAGTTTGGGTCGCGCATGTCGCTTCGCGACATGCCAAACGAGGATGCTCTCGATGCGTTCGCGACTGCGTTCGTGGATTCGTTGAGAAAGAACCCGATTCCACAGGTTGTCTCGTCGGTTCCCGAGAACAACGATGTCATGCGCGAGTTTGCGCGGCAGAACATCGCCGCACAGACGCACGAGCAGGCGTATGAACTCTACAAGCGCATGGTCGAGCAGAAGTTCCCGAAGCCGACCATCGCACGCTACACGATGTACTTCGACCGGGACAACGCCTTGAACGGCATCGTTCCGAACGATGTGTGGTGGCACGGCGGCAGCAGGCAATGGACAACGCCGAACTACAACATCAGCCCGAACCAGTTCGGACTTCACATCGGCAACTTCAATCAGGCGTCGCATTTCTTCCAGCGCGCGATCGAGAATGCGAAGTGGCAGTCTAACCCACCTGTCACTCCCGTGATGTTCCCGCTGTATGCCCGTGCATTCAAGACGATCGAGATCATGGATCAGGGTTCTTGGGAGCCTGAGCGCATCCTGAACGGAATGCGCGATGTCGAACTGATCACTCGCGACGAACAGAAGCAGGCCGTACTCGACATGTACGACGCAGTCGGATTGCCTGTGCCAGCATCGGACAGCGAGTGGACAGAAAATATCAGATGGCACAAGGTGTTGGGTGGGATCTCGATATTGAACCTCAACATCGAGTCAGACGCCGCCAAGATGCGTGATTGCAACATTTGGATGCGGGAGTGGCTTGCGGAGCGCGATATTGATGCAATCCGGTATCAGAACTACATTGAGGGGAAGACGCGATCGGATTTCATGGAAGAGCCGAGCATGTACGGCATCAATACCGAGGCCAAGCAGCAATACAGAATGGAATGGGAGCGAAAGGGGGCTGAGTTCTCAAAGTGGGTGAAAGTTGCTCCAATGGGGCCAAATGGCTTCTTGGAACAGCGTCGCATGATGGAAAAGCAGAAGGAAATCTTCGGCGACTTGAGCAGCATCATCGTGTGGAACACGGGTCAGGTGAAGAGCGCGTCTGCCGACGATGTCGGCTTCCGAACCTCGATGTCCGACATCAGGGCTTCGATGCGCCATCAGCCGCCTGCCGTGGTCAACATGTACCCCGAGGTCTTCAGCAGCGACGAAGCGAGGTACTCGCAGCGCAATGGGCTGGCTGGAAGATCGGATGCGGCCACCGTGGCGTTCATCGACCAGTACGACCCGCTCCGTCGGTACGGAGAGATCGCCGAGCAGACTCTCGGAAGCAGCCTCCCCGACATCGCGAACCCGTACCTCGGTCTTCGCGTGCTGTCGGGCCGTCTCGGATCGATGCAGCAGCAGGCGACTCGCGATTACGCGACGATCCTGCGCGACATGCACGACCACAACATCGAACTAAACGAGATGGACGAGTTCCTGACCGCGCAGCACGCGCTGAACGGCGGAAACGCCTACATCGCTGCGCACAACCCACGGTTCCCTGACGGCGGCACGGGCATGACCAACGCCGACGCGCAGGCCGTGATCATGCGCGCGCAGGCTTCGGGTCGGTACGGAGACATGAACCGTATCGCCGAGGACTGGCGGCAGATGCTGCGCGAGGGTCTGCGCCTTCGTCGCGACGCTGGCCTCATCACCAACGAGACCTACAACATCCTGACCACCCGCTACACGCACTATGTGCCGCTGCGCGGAGCGCCAGCGCGTCCGTTCGACGAGAACTTCGAAGACTTCGACTCAGGCGAGGTGTTCGGGCGCGGCATGTCCACGCAGGGCCGTGGTATGCCGAGGCGGTACGGCCGCGAGAGCCGCGCCGAGGGCGTCACCTCGCAGGTCGGCTTCCTCCACGAGGACACGATGCGCCGAGTCGCGCGCAACGAGATCGGGCAGCGGTTCCTCCGTCTCGTGATGCTCGTGAACGATCCGGGCATGGCTACGGTGGTTACGCCGAACCCGACGCGCATGGCCGATGTCAACGGCGTCTTCCGCCCCGTGTACGACGCAAACTGGATGAACAACCCACGCCACTTCGGCGTGTATGTGAACCAGCGCACGACGATCAACGGCGTGGACTTCGAACCCGGCGACCTCGTGGTCATCCACATCAACAACGCGCACCTCGCCGATGCGATCAACACGCCGAACGCGCAGTTGAGCCAGTTCGCTCAGGGTCTGCGCCATGTGAACAACACTTGGCGCTTCGTCACCACGGGCATGGGAAACCCGACCTTCGCTCCCGTGAACATGGTGCGCGATGTGAGTGCGGGATCCATCAACAACATCGCCGCGCACGGCCTGCGCGACACGGCGCAGATGCTGCGCAGGTACCCGCGCGCGTTCATCAATGTGTTCCGCGATGCGTGGCGCGATCCCAACAGACCGACATACAGGTACCGTCGGTTTGTCGAGGCGGGCGGAGACCAGTTGTACTGGCGTCCGAACGACCTTGAGACGAAGAACACGGACTTCGATGCCCTCGCCGAGCGCGTGGCGCGTCGTGATCCGAACGACACCTCGCTCGCCCGGACGCTGTTCGGCTGGTACCCCGCATTCTTCACGGCGGCCGAGACGGCGACTCGCCTAGCGCAGTTCGAACAGCGGCTCGCCACGGGATCGTCAGCCGAGCAGGCGGCGCTCGCGGCCCGCGACATCACGGTGGACTTCGCGAAGGGCGGCAAGCGCAAGGCTGCCCTCAACACCTACTACATGTTCCTGAACGCGAGCATCCAAGGCTCGGTGAATGTCGCGCGCTCGGTGGGCCGTGCGGCTGCCATCGCTCCCGCGCTCGTGACCTTCGGTGCCGTCAGCGCGCTGATAGGACGCGCGCTCGGTGGTGAGGACGAGGAGACCGAGGGCGATGTGTGGGACAACATCCCGGACTACGAGAAGGCATCGAACATCATCCTGATGGATCCGTTCGGAAGCGGCAAGTACATCAAGATCCCGCTGCCCTACGGATTCTCCACCTTCTACTCGGCTGGCGTGCGCATGGCCGACGCTGCGCTCGGCAAATCGACCGCAGGCGACGCCGTCGCAGGCATGATCGCCGACTCGCTGAACTCGTTCAATCCGTTCGGCGGCAGCGGCATCAAGCAGGGACTCGGTTCCGTCGTGGCCGCGTTCATCCCGACGATGGCACGCCCCGCGATGGAGTTGTCGCTGAATCAGAACTGGATGGGCCGCCCCATCTTCCCGAAGTCCTTCGGCAAGCAGGAGAAGGCGGACGCATACAGTTACTTCACCGGAACCCCGGAGTTCTACACGGAGCCAGCCCGAATCCTGAACGACGCGACGGGCGGCGACATGTTCGAAAGCGGCATGATCGACATGTCGCCGAACACCATGCAGTACCTCGTGGGCTACTACCTGTCCGGCGCAGGCCGAACGGTCGATCGTCTCGCGAAGATGGCTGTCAGCGCCGAGCCGACGGAACTGTCGGACATCCCGATGCTGCGCTCGTTCGCTGGTGATGCCCGAAGCGACACGCGCTCCCTCTCGGAGCGTTACAACGCGATCGCGGCCCGCACCATGCCCGACATCAACAGGGCGGAGGCGCTGACGGATCCCGATGTCCCGCTCGATGTCAAGCAGGGCATCCGCGAGCGCGGGATCGATCGCACCAACATCGCCATCGGCAAGGTGGTAACCGCTGCCGATAAGAAGTTGCGCGAAGTCAATCAGCGGATGAAGGAGGCGACGCCTGAACAGCGCCAGCGGCTGCGCGAGGTGCGCGAGCGCGCGATGAAACGAGTGATTCGCGAAAGCAATCGCTTGACTCCCGACTGACATGGCATAGACTCCGTTCATCTTTTCCCCCATGCGCGGACGCCACCTAGCCGATCGGGTGGCGTTCGCGTTTCAAGGGAACCCGTTCCGCAGCACCGGACTCAATGCTCAGGGAACAGAACAGGCCGCCTCATGGGCGGCCTGTCTCGTCACGGGAACCGTTGATCCCGCAGCCTCATCATCTCGTCAGCCATGCGGGCGCATTCCTCCATTGTTCGCGGCGTGGCAGCGTCCCTTGTCGTTCCCGGATGCAGGCTCATCGAGAGGATGGAGGCGGCGAACATGTCCCATGCGACTGCACGCATGTTCGCTCGCTGCACGAGTTCCTCGTGAGACAGGTACATCACTCGCCCGTCAGGCTGTCGGTTCCAAGATGGATCGGTCATAGCGGTATCCCCGTGACACCTGCGGCCGCGAGTACGGTGGACAGCCCCGAGTGAGGCACGCCATCACCAACGCACAACCGCAGGCTTTCGATTTGGCGCTGCATCATCGGAAGTTCGTCCTCCTCGCAGGCCGTGATCAGGATCTTGTTCTCGCCCCATAACTTGTGGTAGACCTCGGGAACCATGTGGTACCCGACGATGTCGTGATCGTCCGCCCACCATCCTGCGTCTGTCAGCCCGTCCAAGGCCGATTTCAGGCTCGCCAAGACATTGTCGAGATCGCGACGCCTTCGGGTAGCCACGAGCGGAAGAATGGCGCAGACGGGCTTGGCGAGCCGTTTCTGACCGCGTCCCTGATAACTGGCAAGCATCCGGTAGCGGTGGACGGCCTTGTGCCTGACCATGTAGTGGACGCGCCCGTTCGGCGACAGCGCCGCGTCAGGCCATCGAAGCAGGACGGCATTCACGCGGTGCCTCGTTTGCGGTAGGCGGCGATGAACGCCCGGGTCCGCTCGGCGGCCGCCGCATCCTCATCGGGAGCGGACAGCCTCGGTAGAGGCAAGCCAGCCCCCTCGGGCGCTGGCGCTGCCTCGCGCGCGCGGGTCGTGGAACCCACACTTGATGTCTTCTTGTGGTTGTGGTTGTGGCTTGCCATCGTCGAGCCATTGGCTGAGCCATTGGCTGAGCCATGCCATTTCGCCGCCGCTCCGCGCCGTCCCGACGCAGCGCGCTCGTCTGCAAACCTCTGTCGCTTGAAGCGTTCCGCCTCAAGCCGAGTCTGCGACAGCCCTGCGGTGCCGTCCTCGCGGGTGGTCGCGGAGAACCTAGGGCAGATCGACCTCCACACAGCCAATCGACAGCCCGCGATCCGGCAGATCACCTTGTCATCGAGGGGCAGGGGGCCGCGCGTCCAACAATGGCACAGCAGGCGAACATACGCGCCGAACTCCTCGACGCTCATGTCGGCGGTCGAGCCGATCAGGTCATCACAGTAGAGCGGCATCCAAGGTGTGCGTTTCACGGTTCAACCTCCCTTCCACCAGTCGGAGCCATCCATACCGATCCTGCCACGGCATCTCGCGCCATTTGTCGAGATGGCTCATCGCAGTCGAGTGCGAGCAGCCGACCACGCGGCCGATCTCGGGGTAGGACGGCTTGAGATAGGCCATCTCCCACACGATGCCGACGATCAGCATCTCGCGGTGCTGCTTCATCCGCGCGTGCATCGGGTGCTTGTCCGGCTGAGCCGGAATCGCATCGTCGGCCGCGTTCGCGATCTTCTCGATCGAGATGGCGTTCATTGGTTCCTCCGTTCAAGCATGTCCTTGGCGAAGTCGGCCGAGTACGGCTCGTCGCGGTTCTCGGCGATCCGGGTCAGCGCGTCACGAAGCCGCTGCACCTCGTCCTCGTGCTGCTTCAGCACCTTGAACATCCCGCGTCGCTTCTCCTTCGCGGGGATGCGGTCGAGGATGAGCGGCGTCAGAGGGCCGATGTGCGCGCCTGCGATGTTGTATTCGAGGTACTCGATGGCCTCCTCTTGATCCATCTGCTTCGACAGCGTGGCGATCATCCTGTCGCGATCGTACACGGCGGTCGGTTCAGATCCGCATCGCGTGGCTAGGCCAATGAGCGCATCGTCGAACCCCTCCCACAGGGCGATCTCCGAGCATTGTTCCATGATCCATCTTCGCTTCTCGTTCATGTTCGTCCTCATTCCGAGTGGTTGGCTTTCTTGAATGCATCGGGATCGTCGGAGTCCTGCGGCAGGCTCGGAGGTGACTGGTGCGTCGGGCAGCAGTAGCATCGGTCGCAATCCTCCTCCTTCGTCTCGATCACCGAGCCGCAGAACCGACAGATCGAAATCCTCACCGGATGTCCTCGCCAGTCAGGATACGGCGCAGGTGCGTGAGGTCGGAGAAGTTGTTGTCGATCGTCTGTATCGCCCACTCGATGCGGGCCTCAAGTTCTCGCCGAGTCGGCCTCGTTCGGTGCAGCGGAACGGGATTCGGCTCGTGCCTCCACACGATCGCCTTTCGTCCCGCGCTGGTCACCCTCCGCTCGCCGCTGTCAACGATGTGGCCCTGACGCATCAGCCAGTTGAGGCCTGCGCTCGCCGACTGGTGCGACCAGCCACCTTCCATGATCTCGTCGCAGGTCTGCGGTCGGGTCTTGATGAGTTCGCACAGCAGGTAACGCTGCGTACCCAACGGGACGCTCGCGAACGCATCGTCGCTCGTGTCTCGCCGAGTCGATTGATCGTCGGTCGGGCGTCCGAAGGGGAGGAACTCCTCGTCCCCTTCGTCGCCCTCGCCCTCGCCGGGTGCGGCGGTCTTCTTCACTCGGCCACCTCCCGAGCAGACAGGATGACCCTCTTCGTGCCGCGCTTCTGCCACTCGACCCGCACGGGGCGGTCGTTGTTCTTCGCCTCGGAGATGTCGGAGACGAGCAGATCGTCCATGCAGGCGAACACCTCGCCGTTGGCCGCCACGATCTTCCACACCGCGCCAGTCTTGCCGCGATGCTCCTCGATCTCTCCGATGTCGATGACCCACACACCGCTGTCGCCGTCGCGAGGCTGCTCGGGCGAGGCCGCAGCAACGGGAGCAGGCTCGGCCTTGGTCGCGGCCTCAAGCGCCTTCGCCTGCGGCTGCACGGTCTCGACCACCGCGTGCTTGTAGTTCATCGGCATCGCCGGATCCTGATGCGCGAGGATTCGGTCAGCCGCGCGCGGCTCGCCGACGCGGGCGTTCGGGATCGACTCGACTTCGCTCTCGTCGGTGAACCCGAGTCCGCAGATCGAGAGCGTGGCCCTGCGCTTGGCCTTGGTCTCGGCTTTCATCAAGGCGTTTGCGAGCGCCTCGCCGCGCAACCCCTGCACGCTGACGGCACCAGTCGATTCGTCGATGCGGCCGATTTTGTCGGTCGCTTGCGCCGTCA